TGCAAAGTCTATTCATCCTAAATCTTTTAATGTCCTCGATCTTTATACTAGACGCTGTTGGGGTGCGTCCTATACAAAAAGTGAATACGCCAAAGAACATAATCATACACCAAATCTGTATAGCTGGTGTTACTATGTTCGTATGCCTGATGGAGCTTCTCCATTAATATTCCCCGAAGCACAACAAATAATATATCCAAACGAAGGCGACCTTATTTTATTCTCAGGTCTTGTTCGTCATTACGTTCCTCCAAACAAAAGTGTAGAACCACGCATCATGTTGGCAGGAAACATTTCAGTTCGATCTCCAATGCTGGTTTAGCTTAATTTGGTAAAGTTTCTTTCAGGCGGAAGAAGATGGAGGTTCGAGTCCTCTAACCGGCACCTTTTTTTATTATGAACTTTCCTTATAAATACATGTAAGGAGTTTATTCATGTCTGAAAATTACTTTATGGGTCTTGACGGATTCGTATGGTTTACTGGTGTTGTTGAAGATAGAAACGATCCAGATAAACTTGGTCGGGTTCGTGTTCGTTGTCTTGGATTTCATACAGAGGATCTAGTTGATATACCAACCGCAGACTTGCCGTGGGCAACTGTTATGCATCCTGTTACTGATCCCTCAATGCAAGGATTGGGGCAAACACCATCTTTTTTAGTTGAGGGAACATGGGTTGTAGGTTTCTTTACTGATGCAAAAGAAAAACAACAACCCATTATCATGGGTACATTGCCAGGCAAGCCTTCTACTGCTCCTGATGAGAGAAAAGGTTTTTCTGATCCCAATAAAATTTATCCTTCTACGGCACTTCCTACTTCTGGTCATGGTACAGACAAAGATGAAAATAATTATGACACAGAAACTAAGTTCTTTGAGCCTGATACAAATAGGCTCGCACGAAATGATGTTGATGCAGAGAACGTAGCAACAACTCCTCATAACATAATTGCATTAAAAGAAGATGCACGAACTAAAAACATACCAATCGCAAACACAACCGATGATGAAACAGATTCCAAACAACAGGAATATGATGAACCAAGATCAACTTATGCAGCAGTATATCCAAAGAACCACGTTTTTGAAACTGAGTCTGGTCACATCAAAGAGTATGATGATACAAAAGGTGCTGAACGGATACACGAATATCACAAGAGTGGCACATTCACAGAGATTGATGCAGACGGAAACAAAGTAACCAGAGTGGTTGGAGATAACTATGAGATAGTTGCTGGTAATAACTTCTGTAATATTAAAGGTGATGTTAATCTTACTATTGACTCAAACTGTAAAACGTATATCAAAGGTGATTGGGATATTCAAGTTGACGGCAACAAGAATGAAGTTGTTAAGAAGAATGTTACAGAAACATACGGAACAGATAATGTTGAACATTCACATATTGTAAGTATCACTGGTAAACGAGCAGAGACAGTATCAAATACTGTTACTGAAACATATCAGGATACAAAGACGGAAACTGTTACAGGTGCAGTATTGGAAACATATAAAGATGCAAAGACGGAAACTGTTACAGGTGCAGTATTGGAAACATATAAATCAAATCAAACAACAAACATTACAGGTACACTAGACTTAGATGCCTCTACGGAAGTGGACATCGATGCTGGTGTAATTAATTTGAACTAGGAGATGTTATGCCAGCAGTTACAAGAGTTGGATTAGACAGTCATGTAGGTCATGCAAGTCCTACACCAAACCCATTCCATAGAACTCCATATACATCTGGTTCGTCAAATGTAAATACCAATGGAGCTGCAACAGTTCGTATTGGAGATATTACAGGATGTGGAGATCCAGCAACAGGTGGAAGTGGAACAGTATTTGTAAATGGTATTGGTGTTCACAGACAAGGTGACGGAACAGGTGGACATGGAAGTTGGGTGTCGAATGTATCTGCATCTGGTTCACCAAATGTGATAGCAGGTGGATAAATGGCGAAACCAGATTATGCAACACTACTTCCATTGATTGCAGCGGAGACTGATCCAACCGCCAAGGCTGCACTAGAGGCACAGTGTTATGTTTTCAATGAGGTGCTCACCGCAGATGAGGAAAATTTGTTTGGATATGTAAATAATAACTACCTATTGCTAAATCCAGGCCAAGAGGATAATAGTTTCAAAAGTTATGTGGGAGTATACTATAGCGACACAGGAGAAATAACATGACGTTGACTAAAAGATCAACAAAGGGTTCTGCACTTACCTTTGATGAGTTAGATGGCAACTTTACACATCTAGGAGGCGATGGAAGTTATCAGTTCCCTGCAACTGACGGCACAGCAAATGAAGTATTACAAACAGATGGTAACGGCAACTTAACTTTTCAAAGTGCTGGGATTACAGAAGTTGACCAATGGAGAACAACAACAGATACTACTTATAACAATACTAACATTGTTTCTTCAAATTGGGAAAGAACAGACAGTGACTTTTGGAATGATGATTATATTGGTACTGGTTTAACTGAAGCTAGTGGAGTTTTTACAATTCCAACTACAGGAAAGTATTTATTAACATTTAATTTTAGAGGTTATCACCCAACTGTAACATTTGCATTTATGAATATTATTCCTGAATATGATGATGGTAATGGATATTCAAGTATGGCTAGTGTAGCTACAGAAAATTATAATGGCGGAGCAACTGCACCACAGAATTTAAGTTCTTCTTTATTAATAAATGCAGCAGACAGTAACAGAAAATTTAGATTTCAAATTCAAATGAATAATAATGGATATAGGATTCAAGGTAATACAGCTTTTAACGAAACAGGTTTTCAGATTATGAGATTAGGAGACTCAGTATAATGAGAGATTATTTTCAAGAAGCATTACATACTTTTAATGGTGGTAATTGGTACAACTGGAAAAAGATTGACGACAATGGAAATAAAATTTCAAACTCTGAACGTATGCAATATCAACACATTAAAATTATTAAAGCTGGTGCAACTATGCCAACAGAAGCAGAAATAAATGCAAAAATACAAGAAATAAAAGATAATGACGCAAGTGTTGTTACTAAAAAAGAATCTGGCAAACAAAAACTTTTAGACTTGGGATTAACCGAAGACGAAGTTAAAGCACTAATAGGTATTTAATAACTTCTGGTATTTCTAATGTTTTTGTTGGTGGTTAGTGTTATAAATAGTATATAAACTAGGGGTTCTTACAGATGGCGCAGTTTGATGCAGCAACAACTAACAATAGCAAACGTAGTTCTAGAATATATTCAGACATAGATTTATTTTTTGGAAAAAAAACTTCCAATGATGATATTCAAAGTATTACTGATATTAAAGCTGTTAAGCGTTCTGTTCGTAATCTGGTATTAACGAATCATTATGAAAGACCATTCCACCCAGAGATTGGTTCTGGTGTTCGGGATATGTTGTTTGAAAACATGACTCCAATTACAGCACAGATACTTTCAAGAAAGATTGAAGATGTAATTAATAACTTTGAACCAAGAGTAAGATTAGTAGGAATTACAGCAAACCCAAACTTGGATAAAAACTCATACGAAGTTTCGATAGAATTTTATGTCGTTAATGCTCCCACAGAATTAGTTGACTTATCCATAATGTTAGAGAGATTACGATAATGGCAGTAAACGACAAAAGACTTAGAGTTACAGAACTTGACTTTGATGATATTAAAGACAACCTAAAAACTTTTCTAAAAGCACAGAACCAATTTAGCGACTATGACTTTGAAGGTTCTGGTATGAGTGTTCTTTTAGATACGCTTGCATACAACACACACTACATGGCTTACAATGCTAACATGGTTGCAAACGAAATGTTTTTGGATAGTGCATCTCTACGATCAAGTGTTGTTTCACACGCAAAGAAATTAGGATACGAAGTTTCATCATGTCGAGCTCCTAAAGCGACAGTTAATATATCTCTTGCAACAAATCTACCATCAAGAACAATGCCAGCAGGCACAACATTTACAACAACAGTAAATGGTACAAATTATAACTTTGTTACAACCTCTGACATAACATCAAACAATTCTGGTTCTAGTGTAAACTTTGATGGCACTTCAATTTATGAAGGAACTTGGATTACATCAAAATATCTAGTAGATAGTTCTGACGAAGAACAAAGATTTATTATTGATGATGCAAGAGCAGACACAACAACACTTATCGTAAAGGTACAAACATCTGCAAGTGATACCTTTACTAGAACATATACTAAAGCAACTGATATTTCTGAACTTACTGATGCAAGTACAGTATACTTTTTACAGGAAGTAGAAACAGGAAAGTTTGAAGTATACTTTGGTGATGGTGTTTTAAGTCAAGCAGTGTCTGATGGTAACATTGTTTCTTTACAATATGTTGTTACAAACAAATCTGAAGCAAATGGAGCAAGAACGTTTAGTTCTCCCTCTGCTATTAATGGTATAACAGATATTACTATAACAACAGTAGGTATTGCAACTGGTGGTGCAGAACCAGAATCAATAGCTTCTGTTAAATTAAATGCACCTTTAGATTACGCAGCACAAGGTCGTGCAGTTACAACAAATGATTACAAGATATTTGTAAGAAAACTTTTTGCAAATACTCAATCAGTTTCTGTTTGGGGTGGGGAAGATGGAAGTTTTGATTCAAGTACAGGTGTAAGTTCTACACCAGAGTATGGTAAGGTTTTCATTTCGATAAAGTCTACTACTGGAAATAATTTAACTGATGTACAGAAATCAAATTTAGTTACTGAATTATCTCCATACAAAGTAAGTTCTCTTACTCCTGTAATCGTTGACGCAGAAACAACCTTTGTTATTTTAAATACAACAGTTCAGTATGATTCAAGTGCAACCACTTATAGTGCAACTGAATTAGCCACTAGAGTAACTAATGTTATTTCATCTTACAATACATCAGACCTACAAACTTTTAATGCACCATTCAGACATTCAAAGTTATTAGGACTCATTGATAATACAGACAGTTCTATTTTGAATAATACAACAACAGTTATCATGGCCAAATATATTGTACCAACATTAAACACCTCGACTTCTTACATCTTAAATTTTAATAATGCATTTTATTATCCACACGAAGGACACAACAAAGATAGTGGTGGTATCATTTCTTCAACAGGATTCTCAATGAGTTCTATTGATTCAACAAAAGAATATTTTTTAGATGATGATGGTTCTGGTAATATCAGAATATATTATTTAGTTTCTGGTACAAGAGTTTATTATAGTCTTAATGCTGGAACAATAGATTATACAAACGGAAAAATAACACTAGACGCAATTATGATTTCTGCTGTGTCTAATGTTGATGGTGCGGTTTCTACACAAATTCGCGTTACTGTAATTCCAAACTCATATGATATTATTCCTGTAAGAAATCAAATTCTTGAACTTGATACTTTAAACTCTACAGTTGTTGCTGGAGTTGATGCTACTGCCTCAACTGGTATTGGTTATACAACAACTACTACAGGCGGAATAACAACGACAACAGTGACTTCAACGTCATCTACATCGTCACCATCGGCGTACTAATAAATGTCAAAGAATATTTCAAAATTTACTACGAAGATTTCTCCTCTTATTGAAGGACAAGTACCTGACTTCGTTCAATCAGACCATCCAGTATTTGTAGATTTTGTAAAAGATTATTTTCAATTTTTAGAAGCAGGCAGATTAACTCTTACTGCCAATATAGACTATATTTCACAAGAAACAAATAGTGTTTCATATATTTTAGAAGAAACTGGTGATAGGATTGTTACTGAACTTGGAGCTGGTACTCTAGGTCATTTTGTAGCTGGTGAAACTATTACTGGTGGTACTTCAAAAGTAACCGCAAAAGTTCTGGTTGATGATTCTAGAAACTCGTATCTTTATGTCACAGGACAACAACAATTTATAACTGGTGAAACAGTAACAGGTGGAACATCTGGTTCTAATGGTACTGTTGATTCGTATCAAGCAAACCCAATTCAAAGTATCCAACAGATGTTGGAATATGCAAACGTGGATAATACTCTTTACGAGTTCTTGGATAATATGCGTGATGAGTTTATGCAAGCAATTCCTGAGACTCTTGCGTCTGGTGTTAATAAAAGAAATCTAATTAAAAACATTAAAGACCTCTATTCTGCCAAAGGAACATCAGAGGGTCACAAACTCTTTATGCGTATGTTGTTAGGTGAAGACTCTGAAATTTTCTATCCTAACATTTATGTAATGAAACCTTCTGCTGGTATCTGGCAATCATCATCTGTTATTAGAGCAACTGCTGTTGGTTCTTCTTCAGGAACCGAAATTGTTAATCAATTAATTACTGGTCAAACTTCTGGTGCTACTGCGATTATAGAAAAGTCTGTTACTAGAATAGAATCTAGTGAAACATCAAGTGATTCTATTATTGAATTTACTGTTGGAAGTGTTATAGGAACATTTATTGATGGAGAAGTTATATCTGGTATTTCTACAGAAAGAGATATTGAAATTTCATTTACAGTATTCAGTATTGTTTCTGATACTGCGATAACAAATGATGGTATACTTTATACTGATGGCGAAACTGTTAATGTAGAAGCTATCGGTAATAATTTTGCAGATGTTATTGTTGATGGTGTTAATACTGGTTCTGTAAGTGAACTCATTATAGAAACCACTGGTACAGAATATGAAGTAGGGGATATTGTTACATTTACTAAGAACGCAGCTGACACAGATGTTAAAGAAGCCTCTGGTGTTGTAAGTATGGTTGGTGGTGGTATTCTCCAAGAATCTGGTTCAGATACTATCACACTTGAGGATGCGACCAACACTCAACTCGAATCATTTACAATTGTTCTTGAAACAACTAGCTCAGATAGTTTTATTGGAGATGGTACAACTACAGTATTTAATCTTGTAAACACAAGTGGAACACTAGATAAAATTTATGTAACACTTGATAATGTGTTTTTACCAGCAACATCAAGTGACACTACTATAAACTGGACTGCAACAAGTACACAAATAACATTTGCAAATTCAGCACCACTTAATAGTAAAATATATGTTCGTGGTAATCTAGTAGACTCTTTAGTTTTAGATGGTACATCTACTATTAGTGTAGGTGGAGAAAGTGTTCTTCTAGATGAAGGACACCAAATACTTACTGAACAAACTGTAGAAACATTAGACACCTATACAACTACAAACGATCAGATTGTTTTAGAGTATGATACCTTTACAGATATTAATGGTATTAATTCACAAGAATCTGGACATGTTATTAAAGCTGTAGTGACTGATGGTGGGTATGGTTATACAAAACTTCCAACAGTTGATATAACAAGCACTACTGGTAGTGGTGTAAGTATACATGCAACAACTACAGACATTGGTTCTATTAAAGCAACAAAAATTAATAACTTTGGATTTAAATACAGTAATACTAATCCACCAGAGTTATCACACAATGCACACTTTGTTCTTAAAGATGTAACAGGTAATTTTGAAGTTACTAATACGTTAACTTCATCAGGACATACTGGAACTATTAGTGGATGGAATAGTACTACTAAAGTTCTTGACACAACATTTGAAAATGTCATAAGAGTTGAACAAGAACAAACATCAACATTCCAAGAAGGTATCCAACTTGAGCAAGGTACAGAACTTCTTCTTCCCGAAGGTATTCTTCTTGAGGATGAACAAGAGTTTGATGATACTGAAGGTATTCTTCTAAATGGTACAGGAACATTTACACCATTACCTCAGACCTTTACATATAAAGTTCAAGTTTACTACAGCACAGCACTAGAACAAAATATATTCCATATTAATGGTACACCACAAGCAGAATTAGTTTTGTATGAAGGTAATACTTATTACTTTGACTTGTCAGACCCGACACTATACAATGTTGCGACAACAGGTCAACACATACTAAGACTATCTGAAACTCTTGATGGAACTCATAACAGTGGTACTGAATATACTACTGGTGTTACAAAATCAGCTGCGTCAATAGACATTGGTACAAATGGAGCATACATTCAAATTGTTGTTGCATCAAACGCACCTGTATTATATTACTACTGCACCAATCATTCTGGTATGGGTGCTTCCATTGCAACTAATGTATACGATACTATAGTTCTTGATGAAGGTTCTAATATAATCATAGATGGTACTGATAGGTTCGACCATTTCTTCTTACAAGAAAGTGGCACAGTAGGAAACGCAACGGATAGGATTCAACTTGAAAGTCAAGGTGTTGGTGGTTTCTTATTAGATGAAGATTTTGATTCTAACCAAAGTAAACTTGTACAACAATCGACATCTGGTGGAAAACTTTTACAAGCAAGTATTCGCAGAGAAAACGATACAACAAATGCTCTCAGTCATCAATATGTAATTCTTAATGGAACAGATAGTTCTAGTTCAAATGCTAATTCTAAACTTGCAAACGAAGATTTTGGTAATACTCTTATCTTAGAAGCTACTGATGCTAATGGAACAGATGCAAGAGATGGGTTCTTATTAGATGACGAAACTGGTAATGGTCAAATCACTCTTGATTCAACTGCAACTGGTTTAGTTGATGCTGGTAACCATATCATCAATGAAGACCCAATAGATTTTTCTGGAAAAGATGTTATTATTCAGGATTCAGGTGGTGCAGTTGGAACAGTTGTTACAGCTGATATTGCTACTGGTACAACGAGTGTTAGTGTGTTATCTACTACAGATTCAGATTATGCTAATGTTCAACATAGACTTGGTGAAGATTTGATTCGTATTCAAGACTCTTATTATTATCAAGACTTTTCGTATGAAGTTCAGATTGGTGCATCATTTTCAAGTTATGTGAATGAGTTAAAGAAAGCAGTTCACCCTGCTGGTTTCCAACCATTTGGTAGAGTTACTCTTGCAACCTTAGTATCAGCAGAAATTGGTACTGCTGGTGCTGGTGTTGCTGCATACACAGGTGACACAGAAACATTCTCACCAATACTTGCATCTACATTAACGACTATTTTTGACCAACTTCTACAGACAAGACTTCAGGCATATCCTGTTGCAGAAGTTGGTGTTCGTGACCAGAAGATTATTCAAGAAGATGGGGTTTTGCCTGGCGACAATCTTGTACTTGATGCAAGTGCAGACTCAACCGATGTGGGTTCAAACATACTCTTTGAAGATGGACTAGGTATGGATTTGGAAGATGGATTCCAAATGACAGGTGACTCTTTATTGTGGGAAGATAGAACAGTAACGCATACTAGTGACAGGACTTCTGGTACTGGTACTGGTGGTAGTCATATAATGACAGAGAAGTCATATGCTCCATCAGAAAAAGGTGACAGAGTTCTTGTTAAAGAAATTGTAACAAAGATTACTGCAAGGCCAAGTCCTAAATTTACAAGAAACTTGTTAGTGTATTTAGCAGAATATCCATTTGGAAATGAATTGGGTGGAGATGGTATAATTCTAGAGGGTACAACTTTTTCTGAAGATGTTCTTCAGTTGGATGGAACATTACCTCTAGACCAAGCAGACACATTCTTTAGACTTGAAGAAGATGTTGCTGGAAGTCAAGACTATGAAACATTTAATATCTTGGGAGAAGAAGATGATGGAGCATCGAGGATATTACAAGAAGGTGGAGAGTGGAACTTCCCAGCTGGATATGTAGTAAACGAAGGTGATAGAATTATCCTAGACGGAAACAATAACAATGAAGAAACAATCCCTCTATCAGAAATTGGTAACTATCGTTTTAGTGACATTATAAAACAAGATAAAATTATTGTTAACGATGGACGAACAAATAATTTTGGTGTTAATGCTGGAGTTGATGTTGGTATTGAACTAGAAAGCTTTGGTCAGATTTTGGCAGAGGACGGAGAGTACATAGGTCAAGAAACTACAAGAAGAAATAGATTTAATTTAGAAGAAAATGGTAATCTTATTATAGAAAGTTATTCTACAATTTCTGTCATTGATAAGTTGCTTGATGAAACAAATGAAGATGTTATCGTATTAGAAGATGCAACAGAATCAAGAAAGTGGTTTAAGAGTACATACACAACAGACACCACTGCAACCACATCAGCTATCGTACTTGAAACAACAAACATTGTTTTAAGTTCTGGTCAAATTCCTGATGAAAATTTACTTATAAATAGTAGTAAAGGTGGGCTCCCTGTTGTGAGATCATCTGATATTCATGTTAGAGATACTGGCGATGTAGCATTAGAAGATGCAACAGACAGTACGCATGGATTTTTATTATTAAATACAGGAGATAATATACAATTTGAAGGAGCAACTGGTATAACTTACTAAGACAATTTGTATAAATAACATAAAGGTATAAAAAAAATGTCGGCAATCATTACAGAAAAATTTAGACAACACAATGCGAATCAATTTTTTGAATCGTTTACTGAAACAGCTCTAAATAAATATTATTTATTTTTAGGAAAAGCAACTCCGTTTACCAGTAGTACAACTGGTGGTTCAGATGGTATTCCTCCAATTCCCGGCGATAGTCCTCAAGAGGAATTTCGTGCATGGGATGCTATGTTGGCTGCAAAGAACATTACTTCAACTGACATTACTTTTGCACTTCCTCGTAGAAACTGGTCAAATGGTACTATCTATGATATGTATCAACACAACTATAATTCAGATACTACTTCGACATCAGGTGCAACAAACCTTTATGACTCAACATTTTTCTTTATGACTTCTGACTATAATGTTTATAAAGTTCTTGACAACAATGGTGGTGCTGCTTATAATGGTGCAGAACCAACAGACACAAGTAACTCCCCTGTTGCAATTGGTGGATATGTCATTAAATATATGTACACAATTTCTCAGTCAGATTCTTCAAAATATTTAACTACAGACTTTATACCAGTTTCTACTAATAGTACTGTTTCAGCTGCCGCAACTGATGGTGCTATTGAATCTCTTAAAGTTACTGCTGGGTCTGGTTATACAGACGGAACATACTATGCTGCTATATACGGAGATGGTACAAGTGCTGGAACATCATCTGGTGCGATTGTTAGAATTACAATTGCATCTGGTTCTATTGTTTCATTCGGATTGACTGCTGGTACAGATACAACTATTCATGCCGCAGGAGCTGGTTATACTTTTGGTTATATAAATTTAGGTTCTTCATTCACCTTCTCTGACACAGCATTGTCATCTTCTTCCTCTATAGGAAGTGGTACTGGTGGTGCAATTGAAGTTATCATTTCACCAAATGGTGGACATGGATTTAGTGCAATCACAGAACTTGGTGGTCATTACATTATGTCTGCAACAACACTTACAGCTGCAGAGGGTGATGACTTTACTGCTGGAAATGATTTCAGAACAGTAGGTCTTATTGCTGACCCAACACTTTTTGGAACAACTACTGTTGCAACTGGTTCTACATTTCGTCAAAGTTATGTTGTTAAACTTGCAACATACTCTGGTACATTTGAACCCGATGAAGTAATTACACAAGCATCAACTGGTGCATCTGGTAAAGTTGTTGAGTTTGATCCTACACTAAACCTTCTTTATTATCAACAAGAAAGTTTCAAGGGATTTGGAACAAATGCTACTTCTGGTGCGTATGTTGCCTTTAGTGGTGCAAACCTAATTACAGGTGGAACATCTGGTGCAACAGGTACACCATCCACTACAACTGAATCTGTTACACTTGCTTCTGGTTCTACACTATCTCTTACTTCTGGTTATGCAAATCCAGAACTTGAAGCATATAGTGGTAATATGATTTACTTAGAAAATAGAAAACCAATTCAACGAGCTTCTGACCAAACGGAAGATATAAAAATTATAATTGAATTTTAGGAAATCAAATGGCCCAACTTACAAATTTAAATGTATCACCATATTATGATGACTTTGATAAGGCAGATGCTTTTCATAGAGTTTTATTTCGCCCCGGCTTTTCTATTCAGGCAAGGGAACTAACAACTCTACAATCTATTCTTCAAAATCAAATTGAACAACAGGGCAACCATGTCTTCAAAGAAGGTTCTGTTGTAATCCCAGGCCAAGTATCTTATTCTGATGCCTATTATTCTCTTGCACTTGAATCAACATTTGGTGGTGAAGATGTAAGACCAAGCCAATACTACAACGCAACAACACCTGTTACACTTACTGGTGTAACCTCTGGTGTTAAGGCACAAGTTATAGGATATGCCGAAGGGTCTACTACTAGTCAACCATATCTTTATGTTCAATATGTTCAAACTGGTACTGATAATAATACTGGTGTACTT